CCTACGGTAACACAGCCTGCTACTCGTGGACTAAACCCGCAGCTTCTGTATCAAGGCGTATTTAACGTCATGGTAAATGCACCAGAAGGTAGTGGCCCATCTTTGGCTGACACTACTTGCAACACAATAACTAATGCCTTCGCAGCTACAACTGACGTATCTATTGTTGTAGGCGCTGATACATACATCGTTCGTATACGCTACGCTGAACGTCAGCAAGGTCGTATTGACACCCCTTGGTACTCAGTCCCGATCAACATCGGCTGGTACATCTATAACACTTAATTGGAGAATACAATATGGCCTTTTCACAAGGATCACGTTCCAGTCTATCATTCGTAACCGAAGCAACCTTTGGTACAACACCTGCTGGTAGCTTTACTGGCCTTCCATTCAGCACCCACTCGCTGAACCTAACTAAAGACGTACTTACTGGTACGGATATTGAAGCGGATCGTATGCCACGGGTTAACCGTCAAGGCAACCGTCAAGTAGGTGGCGACATCGTAGTTGACCTTCGTGATGGCGACTATGACTTAATCCTTGAGTCAGCTATGCTTAGTACCTTTGCCACTGACATTCTTAAAGTTGGTGTTGCACCTAAGTTCTTCTCTATCGAAGACTACGCGGCTGACATTGACCAAGCTCGTTTGTTCACGGGTATGTCTGTTTCCACTATGGCTATTTCCCTCGCCCCTAACCAGATGGTAACAACTACCTTCGGTATGGTTGGTAAGGACATGACCATCAGTGGCACTCAGAAGACACAGGTTGCTGCTACTGGCGCACAACCATTCGATGCTTACTCTGGTGACATTGCCATTGGTGCCGTAGGAACTCCTGTCGCTAGTGCCATTGTAACTGCACTAGACTTCACACTTAACAACTCCTACGCACCTACCTTCGTCATTGGCGATGATAGCGCACCTTCCCTTGAGTATGGTCGTGCAGAAGTTGAAGGCACCATGACAGCTTACTTCGAGGATGCAGCTTTAATTAACCGCTTCTTGAATGAAACTGAGACAGCTATTCGAGTATCTGTAGACGATCCAACAGGTGCCAATTCTTACACCTTTGACTTCCCTCGTGTCAAAATTAACTCTGCTGATGTTGGTGTCGATGGCCCAACTAGCCGCATGGTTACTATGTCATTTGTTGCGCTGTTTGATAGCACTCTGGGAACTAACCTCCAGATCACACGCCCAACATAAACTAATACCTACGTAGGTACGTGGAGGCTCTGAGTCGGGTCGGGGTCTCCACACTTTAATCACCCGACATAATCCCCCGAAAAGGAACACACAATGGACTTAAAAGACCTGACACCGAAATTAGACGATATTGTTGTAGAACTCAAGCACCCAGTAACAGAGGAAGCTCTTAAGAATGATGATGGTACAGTAATGACTATCACAGTTCTTGCGCCCCACTCTAAAGAGTACAAGAAGTTGCAACACGATCAAATCAGCAAGCGACTAAAGAAGGCACAGAAGAGCAAGTCCCAAGAGGTTGACTACTCTGACATCGAAGAGGCTACGCTGGAGGTTCTATCTAAAGCTACTAAGGCTTGGGATATTACCTTTGGTGGAGAGAAGCCTAAGTTGTCTGTCGCTAAAGCTAAAGACCTGTACGACGAAGTATTCTGGATTAAGGACCAGATTGAGGAAGAGGTCTCTGACTCTTTAGCTTTTATGAAGGACTGACCTGTGAATTAGTTGAGTGGGCTGAACATCAGTTCAAACTCAACTTGCCAGATCAGAACGGAACTACAGAACGAGAACATCTTGAACAAGTAGCGAGGCAGACTGGACGTAAAATAGAAGCATTGGAACCCCCGACACCCTTCCCTATGTTACTATCTCATGTCTGGTCTGCCTTTATTAGTTTAAGCTCTAGTAGAGGTTCGGGCATGAATGGTCCAATGCCTCTGGGCTACGAGCAGATTAAGGCTTGGAAAGAACTAACAGAAACATCTATCTCGCCTTGGGAAATCGGGGCTATTAAGAAACTTGACTTAGAATACTTGAGGGTGGCAAATGGCTGATATTAAGATTATAATAGACACTACCGATTTGGTTGATGCCAAGAAGAAACTAGCTTCTTTTCAAAAGCAGATGGGCGATAGTAAATCCATCTTAGGTTTGACCCGTGGCTTGAAGAGTGTAGAATCTAATGTAAAAGAGCTTGTCGCTGCACAGAAGAAGGGTCAACTGAGTTCTGAGTCTTTTAAACAAGGGTTACTAGAACAAAAACGGGCTTTAGTGCAACTGGGAGTATCCTCTCAGAAAGCTAGTGGTAGTGTGAAACAACTTGTTAATGCAATAAAGGACCAAGCTGCCGCTAAAGGGGCTGCTGATGCCGCAAGAGACCTTGCAAGAGCGCAAAAAGAAGTTGCTAATGCACACGAGCAAACCCGTCAAAAATATGTGGTAGGTGCTGCTGCTCAGGCTCGACTAAAGCAAGGTCAGAGAGAATTGTCTGCCGCATACCGTGCGGGTCTCGTTGACATAAATGAGTACAGACAGGCTCTAATTCTACTGAACCGACAAAACCTCGGTAACAGACGCGGCACTAACAACCTTGGTGTTGCCATGCAGCAGACGGGTTATCAGGTTGGTGACTTTGTAGTTCAGGTTCAGTCGGGGCAAAACCCTATGGTTGCCTTTGGTCAACAGGCGACACAGCTTGTTGGCGTACTGTACTTGTTGCCTCCTGCTACCTTAGCTGCGACAAAAACTATCTTTGGCCTCACGCTTTCTGTTAGCGCATTAGTTATGTCCCTTGGTATTGCTATACCTATCCTTACCGCAATCGGGGCTTATTACATGCGGATGAGTAAAGAGGCTGACGCTGCTGCTGAGGCTACCGATACCTTAACTGAAAAATTAAAATCTCTGGATAGCACCCTTGAGAATTATGCTAATACTTTAGCTGCGTTAAAGGCAGGCGTCTCTTTAGAAGAGTTGTTTTCAGATAAGGGTATTGAAAAAGCAAGTGAAAGTTTAGCTGAGGTTAGTGAAAGACTTAAAGAAGTACTTGCGCGTACAGGGCCAATGAGGTATGCCAAAATGTATCCTGGCCCCAAGGACTTAGATACGTTTAATGCTGCTACCCTAGAGTTTAAGACTGCGGTTGAAGTTGTTATGGCGGCTTATGATCGCCTTAATAAACTAAGAGAAAAAGAAAGTGCCGCAAGGCTTACTAACTTTAGCAAAGAGTTTTCTGAATTAAAAGACAATTTGGCTTTACAAACAGCAATATCTAAGTTTGGCTCTGATTCAGCGAAGGTTAAAGAGCTAGAGTTACAGCAGAGTATTAAAAGTTATAATCGTCAGGTTGATGCTCAAGTAGTATCGAAACAAATAACAGTAGCGCATGGCGTTGCCTTAAAAAAACTTAACAAAGAAATCGAAACCCAGATTCTTAACCAACAGGCTTATAATAAAGAACTAGAGCGAGCCGAAGAAATAACTAAAGCAATCTCTGAAAACAACAAAGAGATGGGACGCAACTTAGCAATAGCTGAGGCTGAGGTTGATGTTATTAACGAGGTTATGGGTGCGGAAGATGCTTTAGGTAAACTAAGAGCAACTTATGCTAGGGCAGATTACGCCAGTAAGATGATTGCCGCAGGTCTCTCTGGGGATGAACTAACGATTGCTCTGGACGCATACGATGCTCTTGTCGAACAGCTTAAAGTTAAGGAAGCTGCTAATAAGGCAGCGAAGGTTGCTGGGGGACTAGAAGAGTCAAGACTTGCTTCAATTAAGTTGTTCTATCAGAACGAAGCGGACCTTTTAAAGTTGCAAAAGGATCGTGCAAAATCGGTTGAAGAACTAAAGAAAAAGAATGAGGCTCTGGCAGAAGCTGCTAGAATAGAGAAGCTAGAGTTATCTCAGCAAATATCTTTACTGGCTATTAAGAAGCAGTTCGGAGAGAATTCGGCAGCGGCTAAACGGCTAGAGCGTCAACACCTCTCTGAAATCTTTAAAGAAGAGCAGAATATATTTGAGGCTGAGAAACTTCGAGATGGTTATAGTCAAACAATAGTAGACGGACTTCTTAAGCAAAGAGAAGTTGCTCGAAGCCTCGCTCTTAAACTTGAAGACGCCGCAGCCGCTGCTCTTAGAATGGCAAATAATCTAGCAACTTCTGCAACCTACGGATCACTAGCTGCTGGCGAGTTTATGGGTTCTACTACAGGGCTAGACCCCTTTGGTGGTAAAGGCAACTATAAATACGATACCTCTAGTAAGTTCAAGCCAGAAGATAAAGATGACACTTCTGCTCCTTCTGGAGGCGGTTCTTCCTTAGACCCAGTAGAGAGACTACGTCAACAAATAGAGTTAAACAGTAAACTCGTAGGCCTATCTAAAGAAGAAGCTACTGTACTAACCCAAGTTAACGCTATCCAGAACTCGCTTGGTAAAGACCGTGGTAAGTATTCTAGAGAGACTATTGTTGGTCTTATCAAAGAGAACGAAGCCTACAAAGAGCAACAACGAGTGATTGAAGAAGCTAAGGCTCAACAAGATGCTTTAGCAGAAACAATAACTAACTCTATGGAAACTGCGTTTATGTCCATAATTGATGGTACAGCTTCTGCTAAAGACGCCTTTAAGTCTATGGCCTCTGAGATAATCAAAGAGCTACTAAGGATTATGGTGGTTGAAAAGGCTGTTAAGTCTATCAAGGGTTTCTTTGGTTTTGCTGATGGCGGGGTTATTCAAGGCGGATCACAAGTACAAGCTTACGCTAACGGTGGGGCCTTCTCTGGTGGATCACAAGTA